ATACCCGTTAGCATACCACTTCTCTGCGGTATCGTACTTATTATATGCTGCTATAATATCCGCTGCCATATTCTTCTTAGTTGTTGTGAAGAACAAGTGACTATCAAAGTTGTTAGTCCAGCGCTGGTTCTCAAGGGCAAATGTAGGAAGCTGGATAGTCTGTTCATAGAAAGCAATACCGTAGCTTTCTACAGTGCTAGGATTGAACGCTACTCGGCAGTTTGTGATGAAGTCCACTTTCTCTTGCCCGATAACGCTGACCGCAATTTTGTAATCAACACCTAACTTTTTCAAGCGTTCTTCAAACTTCTTAGCACCAGTAGCATTAGTCATGACACGGGCGGGCAATCTAGTCTGCTCAATCAAGTCAAGATAGAGTTCAGGATTTTTGCCTTCTTCCCAGCGTCCGATGAACAGAACACCTTCACGTGGTTTGTTGTATTCTTGCAACAACCCCTTTTCCGGAAGGGGAATAGGAAGATGATACGCAGCTTCCTCCCAAAATTGTAGTTGATTGAACTTGCTTTGTGTTCCGATGTCAACATTGTTGATACCCAGTTGCTTACGCATCATTTCATTGACGTTGCCTAAGAAAGGATTCTTGGTGTCTTTGAAGATTTGACTCTCAAGGTGAGTGTAAGCAATGACTTGAATGCAATCCTCAAGTCCCATAGTGCTTGCAACTTGCACAGTCTCATACGTATTACAAATAAAGGCATCATAAATATTAGTAGTTAATGCCTTGACAATTGAGTTACGAAAGTTCGCCATTCGTTCATAACAGAAACTATCACCGTACATAAAAATGGCACTGTGATCAGTGTAACGCAGCGGCTCACTAGGATAGATGATATTCGCATCTATGGAATTTAGAAAGTCGCTGCTTGATCCTTGCGGAGCTTTATCGGTGATGATGTCAACCAGCACCCCTTGTCTGTTCATTAGCTCACAAAAACTCTTTGCGAACTGACCTATACCACCGTGTGGAATTAATGTCTGCGAACTGACTAGGAATCCGATTCGCTTCATCTTCCCCACTCTACCACAAGGTTATATCCCGCATTCCTAATCTTGTTTTCATACATCATCGTTTTCTCGTATAAATCTTTCATTGGTATCTTCACCACCGGATGAATCATTTCTGGATCAAATGTATCTGGGCAACCGTGCCAGAATCTACCGTGGTACAAGTAAACAGTGTTAGTTTCAGCATCATACCCATCTACTTTGTATTGTACATCCTTTAACCACACTTGTCTACCTTTAACTTCTAATGAATCTAACCATTTTGTTTCGCTCTCACTAACAAAACTACCAGTTGACTGACTTGACCAAGCTGCTATTTGTGCCAACTTCAACTTTTCCATATTATCTTCTTTGTAACATTCTGGACATTGTCCTATTTTATTATTTGCTATGGGGTTATAATATATATTATGGTTAGTGCATCTAATATTCGCTAGTCTTTTATAGCGTCCGGAAGTATCAATATAGCATTCTGTAACATCAATATTTTTACGGTCTCGTGATGCCCGTGCCTTCAACTCTTGCAAGGTATTAGTTCTTTTTTCCCACATTTTGCCGCTTTCGTAATATCCCTTACGACAACAATACTTAAACTTTAACATTTGCCAGGGCAATGAATAGTAGGTCCCGTGCTTGCATTGATATTCGATCTTAGTATCAGTATTAACATACTCTCCTAATATCATAATACCTAACTCTGGATTTACTTCGCTTATGAACTGTTCTGTGGTTTTTTTATTAATAGGATTTGTCATGTTTCCCCTCATATTATTAAATAGTCTTCATTATTTATACAATACGAGGGGTAATAAACTATTACTATTTAGGTGCTCCACCTGTTGCCGAACAATGGCAAATGTAGCCGGTCACTATATCTAACGCCATTACGCATGGCAAGATCAGCGACATTCTTGTTGTTAAGATGATAAACACTTTCGACACCGCCGACCGGCATGAAATATACGGGGCCTTCGAACCCGCTATCACGATATAGCTTGGTTACTTCAAGAGCTTCCTGAGCATCATCTTCAGTAGCGATCACAAACTTGAGATATGCATACCCAACATTCTCGTAGCTACTAACAATGTCTGGACAGATTGCTTGTTCTCTAGACTCACCGCTACAGCTTAGTTTCGCACTGACGCTAAATGTAACCTGTCGATTGTTTTGTGAAGTTTCCCGGTCGATCAAAAACCCATACAGTTCTTCGCTCAACTCTTGTGTACCGTTTGTTTCAAATGTAATCTCCTTAAGGCCCTGCATCTTGTGATGACCGAGCAACGCAGGATAGGCACGTTGCCAGCCTAAGAGAGGTTCTCCTCCTGTGATGACGAGGTGTTCGTCTCTCCATTCTCCGAACGGTAGCAGCTTCATAATACTATCGACGATAGAATCAATGTCTCTAACAGGAGACAGATGCTTAAATCGAGGATCCCAAGATGCATATGAATCGCATCCAGTGGAGAGAAGCGGCAGAGAACCATACTCAGAATAGTCCTTTGGATTTATGTTCGCCCGCTCGTCTGACATCTGTCCTTTGGGCATCCCAAATCCGCCGCAAGTGAAGTTACAGCCAAATGTTCTGAGGAAGATACTTGGTACACCGGAATATCTTCCCTCTCCTTGTATTGAATAGAAAAGTTCAGATACTTTTATTTTGTTCATTGATATATTCCTTCAAATAATTCATGGAAACATATAGTTTTTCACAACTAAACCCTTCCTTTTTTCTCTTGCTGTCAGTAAGACACCAGCCTCTTATCGTTGTTTCGTGGACATCATAGTGTTTAGCTGCGTGTCCCATAGACGGAAACATTCCAGCTGGGGTAGTAACAAGCATCTTCCAATTAGGTCGGTCATCATGCGAAATGTGTTCAACTGTGTCTTCAACTTGAGGAACCTGATATTCCCTTCTTAGATATTCAACTGCCCGTTTCACAATCTCAACATCATCTTGAAACTTCCCCAAAGCCATATTGCAATTGGTGCACAATAACCCTCTTACTCGCTTAGTTTTATGACAATGATCTACTGCTAGGGACCTATTGCATATGTCCGATTTCCCACAGATTGCACAAGTATGGTTTTGCTCTTCCAGCATCGCTTCATATTGATCTGCGTGAATGCCAAATGCTTTTTTCAATTCTGCTCGTTTGTGCCTCTTAGCAGAATGTTCTCGGCTATTTCGTGATATTCCCTGTTGAATCATGATGTTCTCCTCTTGCAAGTATTTATGCAGGGAGAAGGCATTTTCACTTTTTACTTCTCTCCTTGGATTGAATAGAATAATTCGCTTACTTTAATTACAGCCATTGTCAACTATCTTTTCTATCATTTAGGTACCGTACTAATTCTTTGTCAGTGGGCTTTACGTTGTAGTTTTGTTTAAAGAAAATCTCATAACTATCATTACCGTATTTTCCGATTCCGTAAAGGGCTAGTGCATCTTGCTTATTCCAAGTCAAGTAGTCCTCTGACATACGGCGCAACCGTTTCTCTCTGATGTTATACATACCAAGTGGCTTGATGATGTCGATCACATCCTCCACTGTGCTATTTAGGAGACTTGTTGGGTTCGGAAACTTTTTTAAGAATTTCGGCAGTACGTATTTCACAGGCTTTCTTCCTGTTTGGTTCAGCATGATCACACCGACCATATGTTCCCATTCAGTCTTTATCTGCTGTTGAACCATCAAGTCGTCTCTTAGAGTTTCCACCAATACTCCCACGGAAAAACACACCACTGAGGGTCCTCTGTCTTATTGATAGACTCCCCGATATAATTGACTTCTGTAGGGCTAGTGTCATTGTTAACTAACACAGCAAAGCGAACATTGTTCCCCCAGACTGTTTCCCATGCGGGTTCATCGGGTAAGCAACATTTTTCCCAACTTTTCTTGATCCATTCTAACGTTTCACCGGTGTCGTTGATATCATCTACAATAAGAATATTCTTACGCTTCTTAGTGTCCCATCGACTCTTTACTGTTGCTCGTTCTGATACGGGAACATAACCGAATGCGTCTTCTGACATCCAGCAATTTGTCTCACTTTCACCGTTATCGTGCAGGTTAACCTTGAGAGTGTTCATCGGAACATCAAGGTAGTGACTGATCTTAAGCGCAGGTACTAGTCCGCCGCGAGTAATGCCAACTACATAGTCAGGCTTCCAATCGTCATTGACTATTTGTCGAATGATGGTATGGATCGAGTTATTGATTTGTTTTTCTGTGTAATATACTTTGTTAACCATTTAGCAGGTCCTCATTGTCTTCTCGGCGGCCTTCTCTGAAAGCCATGTTGCTCTGTGTCTCACGAACTTCTACTCGATAGCACCATAGACGCTCCGATTCTGCTTGACCCCACATATCAGGGATATACACGCCGTTGACATAATTGTAGAGCATGTCAGCAAGACCCTCACATCCGAGCTTCGGAAGAATAGTTAGTTTGGCCAACTTCTTTTCCTGTAGCATCATATACGTTTCAAGTTCAGGATCATCTTCTGCCACAAGGAGAGTATGATCAAACTGATCCTCGAGGATTGCTTTCAATTCCTTAAGACCACCATAGTCGGCAGCCCAATTACGAACATCGAGACTATCAGTCCCGAAGTAGAACTTCATAGAAAACGAATAGCCGTGAATAAGATTGCAATGGCTATCGGCTCGCCATTGGCGATAAGCGCATGGAAAGGCGTCGTGATACTCTTTAGTACTTGTGTACTTGTATGATACTGATTGTCCTGCCATATTTTAATCTCCTATGTTAATAATAGCACAGGCGGCAGAGTTTGTATACCGGGATGATGCCCAAAGAGACCGGTTCGGATATTTTTAGTTGAACCCATGTACAATGATTGTTCCGTAACGTAGTACAAATGTGTTACACCCAATCCTATTTAGTACTGTTTCAGCTAGTTGTGTCATTTTTACGCTATTGCCACAAACGACGGTGAGTGGAAAACTTTGCTGATTCGTCAGAACAAAGTTCTCCACCAGAGCATCAACATCTTGATGCCGTACACCATGTAAGTCTAACTTATGCTTTTCCATACAATTTGTTAAGCATCTTCTCAGCAGTGGGATACGAAGTCATCACCCCAATCACCGCGTCATCTGCATCCATTCGTTCAATCATTTCTTCAACCGTTTCCTTCTTATATGCGGGAAACTGATAAGTGTTGACTGGCAGAGTGAACGACCATCTAATATTATTGAACTTGTTATGGTTAAACTTCTCGTGTTCCATCTTTGTTTCTTTCTGCTTCTGCTACACGCTTTCGTAAATTGCTGCTACTAAAGCTGTGGTCTCTACCATTGAATATGAGTTCAATCCCTCGGTCTTGACATTCTCCTCGACCAGTGAAGTCTCTATGTTCATACTCTACACCTAGTATACGACAATCTAGGGGCAACGTCAAGAGTAAATCTATCAAATCTTTTTCCGTTTCATAGATAACAATCTCGTCAACAAAGCGACAAGCACTAAGTTGAATCTGCCTCTCTACAATACTTTGAACTGGCTTGTTCTTTGTATCTGGTCGGTCAATAGTAGGATCGGTCTGCAACCCGCAAATTAAGTAGTCACAATGATTCTTAGCTTCTGAAAGCATTGCAATGTGACCCGCATGTAGCATATCAAAGGTCGAGAAGGTAATGCCAATCGTGCGACCGTTCTCTTTTAGTTTCTTAATCTTGTTGAAGATCATTAGCACTTGCCCATACGAGCAATACTAAGAAACTCTGCTCTTGCTGCGGCGTCGTTCTTGAATCCACCACCCAAACGTACTGTCACCGTAGAGGAACCGGTATCCTCAACGCCGCGGCTTTTAACGCAATAGTGTTGAGCGTCAATCATGACCGCAACATCTTCTGTTTCGAGAATAAAACGAAGTGCATGGAATACCTGTTCAGTCAAACGCTCCTGAATCTGAGGACGCTTGCTGAAGTATTCAACGATGCGATTGATCTTTGATAGACCAAGAACCTTTTCATTCGGGACATAAGCTACAGTAGCAAGACCGTCGATGATGACAAAGTGATGTTCACAGTTAGATTGCACATTCACGTTGCGTTCAACGACCATCTCGTTATACTTCATCTTGTTGTCAACTGTAGTACACTTCGGAAATGCCTCATAGTCGAGGCCCCAAAAGATTTCACCTACATACATTTTGGCAACACGCTTCGGAGTTTCGATAAGACTATCATCACTCAGGTCAAGCCCTAAGGTTTCCATGATATCCTTAAACTTGCGTTCAATGATCTCAATTTTGTCGGTTCTGCTGAGATTGTTTTCGATAGTGGGAGTTTCAACTCCCATATTCACTAGATGTTCGTGAACGCGACGACCTAATTCGGGGTCACATTTATTTTTATTAAAAGACATAGTTTTTCCTTTCAAAGTATCTAACGTTAATACCCAACGGAGAATAATTCTCAAGTTGTAGCCTTTGTGCTACATTGTTATTTAGTCAACTGAAAAAAGAATTAAAAATATCAATTTTCTCTTGTTCAAGATTTCTTGAAATTTCACAATTGTTAATCTTCGTGATAGTGAATGTGTCGCCCTCTTGGGTAAGCAGCGGGAACAACAACAGTTTTTCAAACTTTTCAGCTTCGACCTCTGTCATATTTAAGACAAAGCCTCGCGGCTCAGTGGTTAAAGTTCTACTATCACTGCCAACAGAAATGGTTGCTCGTCGAGCCTGCTCATCGTACCGTAATCTATATTTACATTTAATGTCGAGGTTTAGAGTATCAATCCAATCTCCTAAAAAATAGACCTTTGGACTATTATCTTCGCAAATTTGCATGATGTATGTAACATGGTCATTCAACGCTTCGAAACTTTTAGGTTCAAACTCATAATACAGGGGAATAATGTTTTTAATTGCAGGATGCATATTTTTATCTTTCTTCAAATACATTGTTAAATTGATTATTTACCCGAACAAAGGTCGTGCATTTGCTAAGATGAGTAAGATGACTTGCACCAACATAAGTGCAGGCACTTCTTAAGCCACCAACAATATCCTTGATAGTATCTGCAACTGGCCCTTTATAAGGAATCTCTACTGTACGGCCTTCACTACTACGATACGCTGCTACACCACCGTGATGCTTGTCCATAGCAGTGTCACTGCTCATTCCGTAGAACTGTACTTTGCGGTCGCCTCGTAAAATAGGATCACCGGTTTCGTCACAATATCCAGTCTGTTTCCAGCGAGTGAACATTTCACCGCCGCCTTCGTCATGGCCAGCAAGCATACCCCCTAGCATCACGAAATCAGCGCCGGCTCCGAATGCCTTAGCAACATCTCCTGGGCATACACATCCTCCGTCGGAGATGATATGTCCACCAAGACCATGAGCAGCATCAGCGCACTCGATGATGGCGCTAAGCTGAGGGTAACCAATGCCAGTCTGAATACGAGTTGTGCAAACGCTCCCAGGGCCGATGCCCACTTTAACGATGTCGGCTCCGCGTAAAATTAACTCCTGTGTCATGTCTGCTGTAACAACATTACCCGCGATAATTGTGTGACTGGGGTATTCTTTTCTAACCTTAGCAACAAAGTCACCAAAGTGTTCGCTATAGCCGTTAGCAACATCAATACAGATGAATTTAGTTTGTGGGTTTTCAGTCAGGACAGACTGCAAACGCTCAAAATCTTTTTCGCTAGTACCAGTGCTTACTGCATAACGATGAGCATATAGCTCAGAAGGAATCGTTGTGTTAGTTTTTACTAAACAAGTAAACAAGTTAAGTGGTTGCAATGCAGTTGCCATTTCAACGGTGCCTACGCCATCCATGTTAGAAGCCATGATAGGGACGCCGCGCCATTGAGTACCGCTGTACTTGAATGTATATGTACTTTCTAACACCACTCCGTTACGACTAGCAAGTGTTGACCGCTTTGGGCGAATCAACACATCACTAAAGTCAAGCAGTATCTCGTTTTCAATACGCATTAATACTTTGCTTCCTTAGAATATTTGCGGTAGTCTTTTGACATACGCAACCACTGCTCCCCCTTACCTTCAATGATGTCAATCACACGATCAACAGTCTTGTCAGTCCAATCACTGAGCTTGCCCATGTTGGGATGAGCCTTACGAAGCAATGGATCCAGCTTGTTCACTGCGTCATCAATCGACCACGGAATGTAAAGTCGTTCTGGGTCGTTTGCAAACGTCTCGGGAAAGCTACGATACGCAGGGTAAAGCACATTGCATCCCAAAGCATCAGCTTCGCTTGCAGTATTAGAAACCCAGTCTTGAAGCGCACAGTTGAAAACAACACGACTATCATTGAGGATTTCGTAGTACTTCTGCTTGTCTAGATTTTCGTAGACAGTCAGCTTGCCGCTATCTTGCATCTTGCGAGTACGAGCCATGTAACTTTCATTATTTGACTTCAACGAACTCCCGCTGCAAACAACAAACTCTACGTCCTTGCTAGGAAAACGTTCCCTCCACGCTTCAACAAGGTCCATGTAGAAATCAGGCTGCTTCTCTTGGTCCCAACGTGCAGAGAACACTACGCGAAGGCGTCGATCAGTAAAGTTCCTAAGCTTGTCTCCAAGCCGTTGAATTACTTCATTCTTACCAAAAGCAAGCCCGGAGATATTATAGATAGGAGCAGTCCAACCCGCCACCTTCATGTGCATTACCATTTCTTCGTTAGTTGCAAGAACTGCACCGCCCGAGATAGAAACGATGCTGTTAACCATCTGTTCATATTGACTCATCCAAAGACCCATGCCCCAAACATGAACAAAGTCATCTGGATCGATTGCTTGAGCAAGACAACGAACAAAGATACGAGGACGAAGATTATCAGGAACTTGATTGATGATGTACCCGAGACTCTCAAAGCCCGGCTGGAACATGTCTTCAAAGTAGATTACATCTTCGTTGGTCACCTTACCTTGTTGCATCATCTTAACCAGGTTCATCATCTGACTCATCGCAAAGTAAGAGCGACCGTGTGCGTCAAGTACCTGCCCAACAACAATCTTTTGACTGTCATCAAGAGTTTCACCGGGAACGTAAGTAACATCAAGACCGCGCTGGTCAAAGACACACCTGTTCCATTCAGTTAGTTGTAAGGTATAACGGGCATTGTATGCTTCCAAACCCATGTAGTATAATCTACGCATATTGTTTTCCCTATGCCCGTTTGCGGAAGCTCTGGTTCTTAGCTCGGACCGGCACAGAACTCTTACGCTGGGCATTCTGCTCCGCTTGTTCCTTGAAGCGGATACGATCAACTTCCCACTGATCCTTTACAGTCTTACCTGCAAGAGCCTTTTGGTGTTGACGCCAGACATAGCTCTGACCGCTGTACAAGTCTCGCTCGTCGAATCTGTAACCGTATTCTCTACAGAAATCACGATACAGATCCAGATCGTTGAAGATTTGATTGACGTTAGACTTGTTATTAAGATTTGCCATTGAATAACTCCTTAGATGGCGATTGAATGTACAGGTTTAAAAATGTTGTAGTAGATTGTGGCACCATTCTCACCGTCTTCTGAAACGGTAATCTCAATGTCACGCTTAGGATAGCGAGTTGCAATCATATCATATAACTCGTCGCTAACCATTTCACACGACCGATAGTCTAGCTGCATCAATCCGTCGTTGAAAATCTTTTCGAGCCAGCGTTTAAACTGAATAAACTCGATGTCTCGGTCGTTGTGAAATACTTGAATCCCCACCGTAAAGTGAAAGATGTGTCGGTGAGGGAAACCTAGAAAACTGACATCGAACTCATCACCTGTTGCCAGTGCTGGATCAGTGTCGGCTCCCGGATACTTGTGAATGCCTTCACGCTTAAAGGTTACCCAGATCATTCGTCTAGCCTGATCCTTAATTCTACGGTGATGTTCTGCTTGAGCAGCAATTCTAGCTGCCGACACGTTATCAATAGTCATAGTCATCATGTCCTGTTGTTTCGTGAAGTTCTTCAAACTTCAATCGATTGAGCCGCGTGAGTTCTTCATAAACTGCACCGCGTTGTACGTGAATCTCAAGTGAGTTTTCTTCGGCCTTCTCCGCCGCATTTGCTTGAGCAGTCAGAGAATCGAATTCTTTTTGTAAAAGATAAATTTCTGTGTCATAGTCTGTCATTCTAGCACACCTTCCATTGCGTCGTCACTGTCTTCAATTTCTTCATCTTTGGGGTCGCTGTCTGCGACTTCAAATAACTGGTTAAACATTGTGTGGGCATTGACTGTCTTCTTACCAGAGAACCCTTGCCCTGCCTTCATCTGAGTCCAAAATCTACTATGTGATTCTAGCAAATCTAAGCTCTGTTGTCTATCCTTAAGTGAGAAAATCTCATCAACGATTTGCCCAAATGTTCTACCATCGAATCGATCAAAGACCATCTTAGGCATGATGCCCTGCTCATAACGACGATTCGCTTCCTGTACAGCAGTCATGTGCTGATACACATTATGTGCCTGAATGAGAGTGTAGCTAAGAGTATCCCAGCTAGTCTTCGTCTCCTTGCCGTGTTGACCAATAAAGCCTGGACCACGGAAACAAAGGTCCTTCATCACCATCATTTCCGTTACCGGACTGTCAGTAAACAACATATGAATACCATCAGCTAATACACCGTCACTGAACTTACGGGTGTCAGTAGCATAATTCTTGTCCTCGGCCGTCTTCTCCATAGCATACGTCCACTTACTATCGTGTTCGAACGTGTTGTTATTGTAAACAAGACCCTTTGCCGCAGCAAAGAACGGAGACGCACAGTCAAATGTAATCTGTAGGTTTGGATTATGATACTTGCGAACTGCCTTTTGAATATCAGTAAAGATTACAGCATACTCCATGATTGAAGTGCCGAGACAGTGAATCAAGTCGTGCTTACCTTCTTCAAGATAGCCGTCATGAATGATGTTGATGATTCGTTTAAGCATCAAGTGAACATCGATCTTGTTTTGACCACCGAATGCCCAGCCGTTGAATGCCTTGTCACCGTAGATGTTAGTATCGCAATACTTCTTCATTTCTTCATACCAGTCATCAGACTGCGTATGATTGCGTCCTTGTAGAACGTTTAGAAACTTGCAACGACCATCACGATTAGCAACAAAATACTCATTGTTGATATGTGTGGCTGTGATTGCTTCTTCAATAGTGCTGATACCGTGTGCGGACTTGCCGGTCTTCTTGTCAACGATGTGATACGTTGTCAAAGACTGCGATGGAATATCAAGACACATGCCGTAGTCCATGTACTCATCCATCCACTTAAGAACTTCTGTACGCTTCTTCATTGCACGAGGGCAGTTGGGGTCTTTCCAATCAGCAGGCCATTGACATTTTAGAATCTGGAATCCACCAGAGTCACCTAACATGAATGTATTCTGGCGATCACGCTTACGAATGATCGATTCGTTGTTGTCGTCCTTCGTGATGTCTAGATTAGCGTGACCAGCAGAGTACAGTCCCCACTTGTACGTGTACAAGCCTTCCTTCTCGTTTAGAAAGTTTAACTTCTCAACATCACCGTTGAATGCCGCAGGAATTCTCGCCGCGTCAAAATAGTTTTCACCTTCACGCTGCTTGCCAAGACCTGCGATGAAGAAAGACGAGACTGCTGGCAAAAACAACGCCCAATCTGGGTTATGTGATGCTGAGAGATTAATTTGTTCCAAGTTTCGGCTCTTCTTTAATTAAGATTTGTACCATCTTGATCTTATCGTCAAGATTCTTTTTCTGTTTGACCAAGTCGGCGATAGCAGCATTAGACTTTGATAACGCTTCAAGTTCGGCATCTTCCTGCATCTTCTTGGCAGCCCAATCAATAACCGTTTCAGCATAAGAAGTTAACCTAACCGAAGCATGACCGCTGTTTAACGTAACCCAGTGTTTCCCGTCATACACTTCAATCCTTTGCTGCGAAGGATTGAACCGCATATCGCCGACGTTCATATAACCTGAACTAGTATTTATATATGTGGTTCCGGGCATTCCGCCGTCGACCACAACATACTTCCCCAATCCATTTACTGTATTGATCATTTACTTCGCTTGTGCGGGCAAACGATAGCAATAAGTTGCAAGACCGCTATCTACAAGGATTTCAATAGCACCTGCGTCTGCTATGCGAATCTTTTTGTCACCGGGAAGATCCATGATTGCGAGGAATACCTTGACAGGCCAGTTCCACGCACGAGACAGAGTACCAGTAACGCCCGGCTGGAAGACAAAGTTACCGGAGTGAGTAGAAATGTCACCGAAGTAAATCTTAAGGTCTCCGTTATCAGTCTTGGTGTTGAACGTGAGTTCTTCGCTATTAGCAGAAGCCTGCTTCTTCAAGCGGTTGATTCCGACAACAGTAGGTTCAAACTCAACGTCCCATGTAGCACCGCGGAACTTAACGTCCTGCACCTTAGCTTCAACGATATACCTGAACATCAGGCGGTAGTCGTTAACGAAATCACCCGTTGCAGTTTCAAAGTGGATACGAGCAGGAGCATCTTTTTCACCCGCAGAGTCCTCTCGGATGAGATTGATCTTAGCATCGTCATCGTATTCAGCAAAACCAATAATAGTCTTTAACTTAGATAGGTTAGGCATGCCAAAAGTGCCTGCAAACTCTGGAATCGGTGTCTTGAATGAACCAGTGACCACAGCCTCCCGTTGTTCCGAATATGCACTAAATTTTGTTTCTGTGTCGGTTCCCACGATCTTGACAAGATCAATGATGCCGAGGGCATGAGTGTGTTCAACTAGGTCGAGCAAGTAGTCTTTCATTATGTGTTTCCTTTGTTAATGATATTTAGGATTTTATACTGTGTATAATAGTGGATTTCTTTGCGCTTGTCAATGCTCTAGTTAACCGAAACTGAAAAGATCACTGGCAGTACTGTTAGTGTTAGTATCTACTCGGATATTCCAGTTTAGAACACCCAATAGATTGTCGATCTTCTCATCAACTAGCTTTCGTTCCATGTCTAGATCATCGAAAGGCAGTTCAAGGAACCATTGCGGAAGTCTAAGTTCGTCTGTAGGATATGCGACAGAAGTAAAGCCGAACATGTTATCTTTGAGAGAACAGACGATAACCTTCATGCCGTCGACAATCTTCTGACTATACTGATCACTATTCATCCTACGAAGATAGTTGTAGTTGATAGCAGCTTTAGCATGACCAACTGCACACTTACCAGTCTTCTCAAACTTGATAGTGTGATTAGTCAGATTGTTGACAGACTTCGGATTTCCCTTAGTCCAACTATCTTGTGTAGAGAGCCAAGTCTTGAACTCACGAATCTTGTCAACGACATCATCGCGGTTCTTACCTTCCTGAATGACCATACAAAGCACTTGCATCAAGAATTCTTGAACATACTTCGGCGTATCAGCACGTTTCAGATCAAGACCCATTGCCTTGACAGAGCCTAGCTTACCGTTAGTGTCCTGTCGCTTGCCTTCCTTATCGAAGATGTTGATAGCATAACGCTTCTTCGTGATGAAGATCGCACGATCACCGATCAATTCTCGACCAGCCTTGATGATTTCACCGTTCTTGCGCGGGGCATGAAACGCCTTCTCCATGAAAGCCGGGAAGCTATCATTAGCTTGGTCTGCGATGTTGTCGTATAGTTCGACACACAGTTCCTTGCTCCACTCTAGCTCTCCCCTTTCAATCTGAGGCTTGAGTGCAGGATATGCAGTGAAGTAGCAGGAGTCAGTGTCGCCATAGACGATAGCTTTACCGTCATGCTGATAAGTGCCTTCAACGATTTCATTGATTTGACTCATCATGTGCTTGACAATCTGGCGACCAGACAACGTGACAGATTGACCGATGCGCTTGTCGTAGAATCGACAGTGTTCGTTCAAAAGCGCGCCGTATGCAGAGTTTAGCAGAATCTTACGAACAAGCTGACGCTTATCGTAGTACTCGTACATATCAGTACCGTACGCTTCTTTAGCTTGCTTCTGAATAGCTTTACGTTCTGTATACCAGCGAGACAGCAGACCCGGAATGATTCCTTCTTTCTCGTAAGTGAAGATGGTTCCGTTAGCTGAAAGGATCCAAGGACGATGACTATCAAAGATCATCTTCCAGATTTCAGCAGCAGACTTTTCTTCACTGCGACCGTCTGCATAATCAATCGTGAGCGTCGTCCCGCGCTCTTGGTTCATCACAGCAGTATACTCTAGTGAACCAAACAGACCTTCCCAAAGAATAGCACCAGTGACAGCTTCTGCATCATCCCCGTTCTTCTTTTTGCGCTTATCTTTAGCTAGCGAAAGGCTCTTATCATTCATATATTGATCAGTAAGCGTTTGCCTAACCTGACCCACGATAGTTTCAGGGGCCATGTTCAATGCACGAATAGCAGAAGGATACAGCGAGTTGATGTCAACTGCTCCTACCCATTCGTGAATGCCTTTGTGCGGAGTAGCCACGTAAGCACCCGCTGCCTGAGAGACTTCATCGTGAGAGTCTTTACGCTTCTTGTCCGGAACGACGAAGCCACGAGCATGTGATTCGTTCATTACTGCCATTTCGATCATCGCCACTGACCCCATGACCGTTGGGAGTAGCACAGTGTTCTCATGCGCTAGGGCGTTTGCAAGATCAAGAAACTTTAGCTTATTGTGAATCTTGAACACAAGCATCGTGTCCTGACGGTTATACTCGATGAACTTTCTAAAGTCCTTGTTGTATAGCTGATCCAATGATCCTTCGTATTGAGTCTTGCGTTCACCTAGTTCATACTCACCGATCGCATCAAGTGAATAGCTGTGACGAGATTCGTAGTTATACTTCTTGTAGAGTTGTAGGTAGTCAAGATGAATACGACCAACAAAGTCATATGTCTGTTCGGCCTTACCGAAACGCTCATAAGTACGAGGCTTCGGAAGCTGACCCATCAGACAGAACCTGCGAGTGTCGTTCTTACTCATCATCCGAGTAACCCGATTCACCATATAGGGAACGTCGTACCCTTCTGAGTTCCAGCCAGTGAGTACGTCTGCATCTTCGATAAGATCAAAGAACGTATCGAACATTTCGATTTCGCTGCGGAACAGGAACGTGTTCGGGAAGTCTTTGACTAACTCTTGTGCAGTCTCATCGGTCATGTGCCTCGGAGGAATCGCAAGAGTGATCAGATGATCCAGCCAGTCAAGATAGAGCGTGATCGCCGTCACTGCATTGAATGGGTCATCTGTGGGACTGAAACCGCGTTCCGGGTCAAAGTCCACTTCAATGTCGAAGAAGCAAGTATGAAGTTTAGGAGGCTCTGCGTTTAGATAGTTTTCAGACAGGCACCTAAAGACCACGTTAACGTCACTCTCGAACAACTTCTTGTTAGAGTGAATTCTGCGCTCCTTCTCGAACTCTGCACGTTTTCGTGTAGAGAAACGAGATACAGGGTCTCCGTAGATAGAACGCTGCTTTCCTTTCGGGTCAGAGTAATAAAAAACATAGTTGGTACTATATTCCTTATAGGCCCGCTTACCTTCGGGAGTACGCTCTACTACGTAAACCTTATCCGCGCTCTGTTCTAAGATTGCGTCAACGTATGCCATCAGTTAGTCTTGCCAACTGTCTCCAAAATAGTGTTGAGTTCGTCGTGGGCTTCATTTTCTTCGTTCAGGCGCTGTTTATGCGCGATACGAATTGCTTTCTTCAATACGCTAGGCTTAATTTCAAGTTCCTCAGCGATTGCCTTAATCGTGTCACCGAGACCTTCATTTAGTGTCTCGATCTCTTGCATCACAGCCATACCCTCGTTCACCAGTTGGGTCAGCTTGGTCTTAGCTTCATTATTAAAAATGCGAGTTGTCATAGATTCTCCTTATCGTCTAGTTAGTATAGCAGACTACGCAGAGAATTCAACTATATTGGTAACCTTATTGAAAGATGTGGTGATTCTTCTCACCGTAAATCTTTATGTATTTACCGGCTAGCATATCGGCCATTGCTTCAATAGGTGACCCAGGATAACTATCTCCGGGCTTGATCATGCCTATCTCATGTTGACGAACATGTACTAGTTCATGGAATACTGTTCTAAGAATATCCGCGAGATTACGATTCTTCGCATAAACCCAAACGCTATCTTCTCCGGGAACATGCCCGCCAGTATGATGATTGGTCTGCGCTTCTTCAGTGTCCATTGATAACTCTATCTTAGGAACCTTCTTAAGATTAAGTTTTTCGGCAGTCCATTCAACAAACTTTTCTACCTCCGCCGAGATATCACTAACAATCGGGTCGTTTTCATCAAGCTTGTTTTTGATCCAATGATCAGGCCTATCGTTGTACTTGTTTTGAAATAAGCGATGTAGTGCTCCGTTAGTAATACGATGTTTCTTTGCAATCTTACGCATTAAAGTGTCAATGGCATTATAATTGTGTTTAGCAAGTGAAGGCAATCGTCTAGCTAGTTCTATCTCAGGCGCTTCGTTGACGCTCTCGCCACCGCCGTCACCGCCTGAATCTCCGCTAGAGTCAGAACTTCCTAATCCATAGTAGGCATATCCAGGAAAGAAATATCCACGGGTGGATTTTTTCTTACTGCGCTTTTTTTTGCGTTCGGATATGAATTCTCTTGCTCTCATCAAGCTATTTATCTTAAATTCTTAATAAGAGGGCGATCTCCGGTGGAATCCAAGGCTTGACCATCCGTTCTGGATTCCACAAGACACCGGCGACATTACCTTTTATGAAAGCTTCGGTATATCCATTATAATCTGTGCATAGTACCTCAACACTCGCTTCGTTCTTTAGAATACCAGTAGCATGATCTCCTGTGACTTCTAGAACTTCACCGTGATAAATTATAGGATAGTTTACTGTTACGTGTTTCTTTATTGGCTCTAGCGTAGCACCCAATATATCGGCTATTGCTAATGCACCCTGAGCAATTCCTACTACAGGCTTACCGCGCTCTATCATCTTGTTTGCTAAACTTAGTTCCACACTTTGTCTTAATTCAGAAGATTCGCCGCCGGTAAGTATCAGTGAGTCTAGGGTGTCAGCCACGTGGTCGAATTGCTGATTACTTGTGTTGGGTAAAAAGTAAAGACTGTGCCCAGTGAGTATTGAATACCAGCCATGGTCAATAGCATCATGTACTGTACCATTATGATTCAATATCTTCTGACTAAGACCAATTTTCATGTATGTATTTACTACAATAGGGTAGCGGCGGAGATTTCTCCCCGCCGCTACTTTGTTGCTAGATTAGTCAGTAATACTTAGAAACGGACGCCGAGGCCGACGAGTCCGCCATGACGACCAAGACCACCGTCGAAGTCAGTGTAACGATATTCAGCCTTAACGAACATCGAATCAGACACGTTTACTTCAAACCCGCCGCCGATAGTAGCACCATCAACGGAGCGACGACCGAGGTCAAGATTAGTATAACCAACGCGGGTATATGCGAGAACGTTTTCGCTAACGACATAGCCGGCGCGGGCACCTACACCGAGGTCAGCGTCATCAAAGATGTTAGCAGCAGATGCGTCAACACCAAAAACAAACTTACCGCGCTGAATGTCATACCCAAGAGCAGCACCATAAACAAGGTCTGTTGGATCGACGCCGTTTTTCACATCATCAGCTCCGACAGCAACCTCAATGCGAGGGCCGGCGAAGTCTTGTGCCATTGCCGGGGTAGTGAAGGCAGCCATTGCGACAGCCGCGATTACGAGTAACTTCTTCATACTTTTTATTTCCTTTTATGTTAAAGATCCTATCAGTCTCTCTGCTAGGTAATAATATTTATTGCTGAATGTGTGTCTGATTTTTTTTATTGAGCTTATATGGGTAAACACATAAATAGGAGTGTAGTACTCGCATAAAGGATGACAAATGCAACAAGATCACGACTACCTACCCAATTTAGAAGGGTTCGAAGATTGGCCGCTTGCGACTGACGGTGACACTGGTCATTTGAAAGAGTCGCTGCATGGTTACTTAAAGCAGATGCAAGAACTTCAAAAACAAAGATTCTACCTACCAGAAGAGGGTCATCCTGCTCATCTATTCCGTATGACTGGAATCTATTAGGTAGTTCAACAAAGAGCCTACCTTGGTACCCATGGTAAAGCCCTAGTATTGCTACTAGGGCTTTCTGTTTTAATTAGATACCGCGAGGGGCAGGAGAGCGATTAAAACCCTGAATTACAGCGTAGAAGTCATCGTTGCTCTTAGCAGCAACATCCTGCATTACTTCACGATCCATCGGCTTCAGGTCGTTGTACTTACGCATGAACGAAATGATGTCTTTCATAGGAATCTTGTGCTTCGTGCCATCCTTGAAAGTGATGGGATGATTGCCACTAACATCGGCAGCTTTCTTCAACTGCATCACGAGGTGTGGGATTTTGTCCTGATCAGGATCAACCACGACTTCTTCTTCGTCGTTCCAATCATCGGGTGCTGATTCGTTGAGCAATTCATTAATCTTCATATCTTAATCCTTTGTATTATTTATCAAAGTGAAGCGAAATGCTCTTAGTAAATTTACTATAGCAAACTTAGTTTCCGAAGTCAACCTTTTTCTTTGATCTACCTGTTATTTTTAATTGAGAACCTCGGCCTTCCAAGCAGCCTTAGCCTCGTCGCGCTTTGCCTTGCGGATAACCATTTTGCGGTGCTTAGAACCAGGAGCAGGGAAGCAGCAGTTGCACTTGACGCCACCGATTCCCACCATAAGATGCTTGTTCAAAATGTTTCTCCTTTTTAGTAGCTGCTGTATTTATCTATGATTCAATATAGCAGAATGGGTACCCGAAGTCAACCTTTATACCAAGGACGCAACGATGGCATGATCGTAAGCCAAAGTAATGTATAAGCGCCGCCGCGAATGACACCTGTATCAAACCCGGTCAGTGTTTGTACAACAAACCCTGCCAGTGCGATAAGCAACACGCCAACCACGAGGACAACGAGTCTTACAAAGATTCGAAGATACTTATTTGGGATTTCATCAAACATCGGGGGTTCCTTTCCAATATGCAGGATCGTATTTCTCTCTTATCCGAACAGACTCGGATTCTGCACGTTTGCGGTTCCACCTAAGACGGGCAGCACGACGTTCCTCAGGGGGAAGGTTGTTCCCCACAGAGATTGCATACCCATCAGCCATGATGTACAGAAGACCCTTCAGAGAGTCTCCGCCGAACAACTCGTTAGCAGCAACCAATGCTTGTTTACAAACAAGGATAGAAGCTCCAACATCATAATAATGGTTCGTATCTATAATATCTTGTAGAGACGGGCCCTCTTGGGGCGGCACCATCATTTGTTCAGTCTCTCTGTCTGAATAAGGGCGAGCCTGTTGCGGTGGATACGACGGATCAGGCCGTCCTTGTCCCATCTCACTGACACGGTTGGCATCGCCCACCGGGCCACGACGGTACCCTCGTCACCCGCCTTGATCTCGTTGACGTCGGCGGTGGCCCGGACCGCGTCAAGGCGCTTGAGCAGGGCAGGAACGTCGGGTTGTGGGGGGTGGGCGTCAGATGATGTCTCGGCGCTCATGGCTTCACTCCTTCATAATATCGATGTCGGGCTAACGTGCTTTGGGTCTTCATGTTAGCTATCGCGGGGAATAGATTCTGCTTCTTGCAGAAGCTTCTGAACTTCATCAAGATCCTTACACACAAGCTTTACTGTACACCAGTCATCATTCTTGTCACGACCGCTTGCTTCAACCATATATGCGTTATCATAAAAATAAACGTTTATTGTTTCGCTAACCTTAGCCAGCTTATCACTAATCTTGATAGCCTTAGTCATTCACTGCCCCCAGTACGTCTTCAACAGTAACATCCTTGCGCGGACGAGACTTGATAGCGTCAAGCGAGGGCTTCGACTTCACCCGAACTTCACCTCTACCAGCTTCACGCTCTTTATCATACAGCGTGTCTTCAATGGTAGCTTGATCATCAGGTGACGAGAACTCCTTGCGGGTAAGCATGTACTTGAGAGCCTCAATCTTGGTCATCTCGTTCGGTAACTCGATGAAGTCACATCGAGTAGCTCCGCCCTTCGTAAACTGTTTCACCCGACGAACCATGTCTTCGGTGAAACGAACCTTTGCAGTTCGATTATGGACAGTGATGCCGACAACCTTAAAAGTTTGTGTAGTCATAGTATCTCCTTCATAGTGCGAAATTGCACATTAATAATATTAACAAAACGGGGTACCAAAGTCAAAGACTCTGGTACCCAAAATGCTTTAGTATTGGTTTGCCCCTTCCGAAATCAGATTCGACCCATAAAGGGCGCGGGCTTGTTGAATCGCAACGTACGGGTTCGATGCCTGAATAGTCACCTTCATGGGGAACCCGTTCGAGTTACGAATAAGAATCCAGTAGTTATACATAGTTAGACTCCAAATGCCAAAACAAGAATAAGAAAAAAGCTACACACAATGAGTTCATTATAATACACCGTGTAGCAGAGCGTATTAAAGACGATTTCTTTTACTTTTTGCATTACGACTCCAGCACGTAGGGCTTGTTCCACTTACCAACGTTGACATCAACGTAGTAAGCAATATCAAAATAGTCAATCTCCGCGCGGGTATTATTATACCATCCTGCGCTCTTGAGAGCAGCAAACGCTTCGGTGAGAAACTCCTTAGCAACACCTTCGTAGTGTTCGTGGAACCAGTAAGGATTCACCTGATCACGAGCGGAACCAAAATCAATCTTGCCAGACTTGAGAGTCAGCACGATGCTAGAATGGTCACGGACAGAAAGGGTGCCCTTCATGTTGTACTTCTTGAGGATAGGCTTCAAGTTAGAAGCGATGATTGCTTTACGCTCTTGATTCATGTAAGCCATTTTCGTCAGCTCCGTTTGTGTGTGTCTGTCTATGATTCAATATAGCAAACCGAATACCCGAAGTCAACCTTTTTTCACCAAAAACTCAATTTAGATTGAACTTTTACAATTCAATATCACAGTCAATCGTATTGCTAGGCGTGTGATGAGGGTCACCACAAATCCTCTGAGAACAGGGTGCCTTGCACGGTCATTTTGTCGGCGGTCACCTGACCCGCTGCGATAGCTACAGCGCAGGCCCGCTTCCGATCGGCATAGGTGCCGTCCGACAGAAGAAACCCGCTGTTGCGTGTCGTCTGCTCGTCGGCGATCATACCTCGCTCCTTCAGGTGATATTCAAGGCCGCAGAGATTGTGATGGCGGGCCGGGGGCGGTGCGCTGATGATCGTCCTAACCGCCCGAGTATCGTTCAGTGTCGGAACAATCTCGTAAGCGGCAGCGATTACACGAAGGGTATCTTCGCTCATCTTTTCTCTCCTTCAATAGGGCGTGTGATTAGGGCTTGAGTCATGATCGGTTCTCCTGATTGGCCAGTGCGATCAGGGCCGTGATCATCTCACGGGCCTTGTGCTGTCCAAAGCCGGGGCGGGTCTGGAGTTCAATCCGAACGCCACTAAGCTCGCACTCGCCTGTGACGACACCGTAGTCCGGCCCGTTCGTATGCTGTCCGCCTTTCGTGTGAGATGACCGAAAACCGAATGTGATTAGGTCTTGGGTCATTTTCCGTTCTCCATCGTGTAATGCTGCTGGAACGCAATCCACCAAGCTTCGGCTTCTTCGGAACCTTCAGGGTGAGGGCACGGGCGGTGCTTCGGAAAACCTAGCGGTCCCCATGCGTGTCCCGCAGCGTCCGCAGCATCATCGTAGATGGCGTCCAGCAGGTGTTGGTTCTCGTCATGGTAAAGGCTCATCCCTTCTCTCCTGCATTGGGGCGTGTGATGAGACGGGTGGTCATTTGCGGTTTCCTTTTTCTCTGGCATCGCGAACGTAAGTCGCGCCGTTAAACAGCCTGTCCAAAAGAACGCTTGCGCTGGCAACACCAACCACGCCGATGATTACGAT